CCACCCGAACGACCGCCGCCGCCGCCGCCGCCAGCGCCAGACCCACTTACATTCCCCCCAGCGCCACCAGCAAATCCTGTGCTAACTGGAAAATTGTTTGCTATTGCACCAGCGACCCCTCCCGTCTGGTTTGTAGAGGAACGTCCATAGTCCGCGACAAGGGTAGATGTGTTCTTAAAAATAGTTCTTGTTGCGGAGCCCCCTGTGCCAATAGTGACGCTTTCAGAAGTTCCACCCGCATCAGTTAAATTAGCAATAGAGCAATATGCGCCACCGCCGCCACCCGCTCCACCTTTAGAGGCCGCTGTACCGCCAAACCCTGAACCACCTTCACCTACCGCATCGATTGTGTTGGTTACGGTATTCCAATTTGCGGGCAAAACATACGTCTGGGTAGTTAAGATAAATACCTGTGTCATAGCCCAGCCTTGGCAATTGCGTCTTTGATTATGCTTTGCAACTGCTCATGTGTGGAAATTTTATACGTTTCCATTGGGATATACACATGTATGCTTCCGGCGGGATGAAAGGCCAAATCCTCTAATTCATGATCATGGTCCGGCACAATTACCATTAAAGGTGTGCCGGTGGCCACATCAATTACAACGGCAGCATTCTTGCCCATATTATCATCCAGGGATTAGCATAGGGCGGGCGATGTGCCGCCCTATGCTATATATTTAATTCCCATTCGTTATCGTTGCACTCGAGCAAGAAGCTGCAGCGCCCGCCACAATGGAGGTGGTGTTAAGGTTCAAATCGGCGCCAGAAGTTCCAATGCTGAAATCAGCCTCACGAACGGCAGCCGAGGTAACGAAAGAACCCCATGTTGCGGTTCCGGTGTTATCGGCGCTCGATTCAGTGCTGATTGCGTTGAAGGTAAACACACCGCCCGATGCTGTACCGCTGGTAGCGCTCAATGGCAAATTTGCCAGCATGGTGTTACCGGAAAGCGCGGTATCCGGATTAGTAGGCTGTGTGCCGCTATACCAGCGCATAAAACCACTTGCGCCGATTGCCGTAGCAATACCGCCAAGTTGGTCATTTTTAAGAACGTTTGAATATTTCAGATTGCTTGCCATGTGATTAACCTACTTTCTTGAAGATAATAGAGGTTCCGGCCAAATCAGAAACGGCCGGAATCTCGCCGATAACATCGCCAGCCACATGCTTAAGGCCATGCTGCCCTTCAACCGCTTCATTACCATGAGGAACGCCGTGACGCCCACGCAATTTATTGCGAATTTGGGTAATGAAAGCATCTTCGCCGCCATCTTTTTTGACCTGATGGTGAATTTTGAATCCATCCGGATATTGACATTCAACCATATAGTGTTCGCTATATTTTGATGCCAGCTCTGGGTTTTCATCTTCAACGGAAATAATCTTAACTTCGATATCGCCATCCGGAAGCTGATTGGCAAAAGATTCGGTAATTTCATGCGGATGCAATAATCCGCCGCTAATTTTGGCCTTTTGTGCAATATCTTTCATAAAATCTTCTCCTAAAAAATAGCGTAATTAATATGCTTCGGCATGGAATACTATAACATCCGCATTTGTCACAGTCGCGGACAAAGTGCAAGAGGCTGTAGATTTTGCCGTTTGCGTGAATACGTCAGCTGGATGGGTTATATCATTAGCCCAGCAAGCCCAGCCATGCGGCGCGGTTGGAAGTGCTATTATTGGAACGCACCCAGTTTGCCCAGCTGCAAAGCTTCCGGTTGCAGCTCCGCCGGTAAGAGCCCCAGGGGTTCCGCAGCCAGAGGTTATGGTAAAGGTTGTCCCACCGGAAATAGTTCCAGCCGCCGTCGATGTGCCAGTTGCGGTCAGGGCTGCCGCATGAACAGCCGCTGGGCTTGTGCCGCCGATTATGGTTCCATCGATTGTGCCGCCAGTTATGGCTACAGCATTGGCGTTTTGCGTGGCCATTGTGCCAACGGCAACGCCACTTATTTTATTAACGGTTGGATTTGGGTATGTTCCACCTAAATCTCCACCAGCATTTCCGCCGGTTATTGAAACATTGAGCGGCCCCACGCCAGGGGAAGAAGGCGAGCCAGCCATTGCAAAATTACCAGCCAGCAACCATGCAGCCAGCATTGAAACACAGAATATATTGGTAAATGTTTTCATGATGACCTCAGTTGATTGGTTGCGCGATTACTTGCAGCGTACGTGTGCCGCCCTGATTAACGGGAACGCTTGGCGGGGAAGCATAATTGACCGATTGAATTTCCATGCAGTTTACATAGCCAAAGACCGCCGGATCCAACAAAATATATTCGCTTGCCGCAGCATTTACCACATACTCATTGCCATTCCCGTCATATAGCTCCGTGAAGGTCGAGCAGCTATCAGTAGAAATTAGAAAAATCAGGCTCGCGGTTGTCCATGTGGCTGGCATTAAAACAGCAACGGGATGCTGGCCGCCGATAGAGACATAGGGGATAACATTTACGGCGCTCGAGAGTGAAGTCCCGCTGGTTATAATGGCAGGGATAACAGCGGCTTTTGCTGCCAATGGAAACACCGAAAGAAGAATGAATAATAATATTTTTTTCATGCCGTTTTCCTCTATGGTATGGTTACGGAATTACTTGGTATAGCGCCGACCTGGCCGCCACTATTTGCGTAAATGGAAATAACGGCTACATAATCAGCTATGGCATTTGCAAAAGCCTTAAACTGATCGGTTGTTTCAAATGTATGGCTGCCGCCATCGATATCATACCATATGAGCGTTGCGAATCTGCCTGGGAATGCTTCGTTAATAATAGCATACGTCATTACGGAATTTATATTGGCTTGCGCCTGTGGAGTAACTGAATAAATTCCGTTAAGAGCACATGCGCTAGTGGAGGTGATTTTTAGGCCGCCATTAATAGCTATAAAGGCCGCATTGCAAGCAATCTGCGCTGCTGTCGGAGTCTGAGCTACCGCGATAGGATTGCCATTAGTATCCGGCTGAATTCGCTGGCCAGCAGATTGGGCGGCCATCAAAGATTCATAAGTGGCAAGTGATATTTGTACTGCGTCTGCCGGCATGTTGTCGCCATGGATAATATCGATATAAAAACCGCCTGTAGTTTTTGAGTAGAAATATTCCATGATTAATCTCCAAATGCGCGCCATGAGCGCGATGCTGTATCAACGAACTGAACCTGAGAAGTTGTCCATGTCGGCGCTGAAGGAGAGCCGCTCCCGAGTATGGCAGACCAGCTGCCATCCGGCGCGCCGCCAGCATTATTGACAATCCAAGTGTTGACGACATTCCATATATTATTTGGAAAGGTCAGCGGAAAAGTTATTGTCTGGGTTACGGATGCGGCCTGATTGGCAGCCACGGTTCCCCATTGCTCAATAGTGCCATCCGAATTTTTTCGCCAACCGTTTGTGCCAAGAGAATTGGAGGTAATAACGCTTATCACGCCACCTGATATAGATATTGTTGTGCCGTCTGGCTTCGATATGCCCTTGACGCTGCCTGTAGCAGTTGCAGCTGAGATAACACCAGAAGCAGCAGTTATGGTCGTGTTGTCAACTTCGACAACACCTTTGGCGCCGGATGAGCCGACCGGAACGGTTATATGCCCTGTTCCGTCTACTGTAATAATTGTGCCATCAGGTATAACGCCGCCACGAACGGATGTTGTTGCTATGCCAAGCGCTATAGTCCCAGAAGTGGTAATTACGCCGCCCGTGAGGCCAGTTCCAGCGGTAATAGAGGTTACCGTTCCGCTAAGCGGCGCGCCACCATCTTCAATGGTCCCATACGTATCAGCGAACACAGCCATGTGACCAGCCGTAAAGCTTCCGCTTTGTGCGCCAAATGCAATAGCCCATTTTGAAGTTGGCGGAGTGTCAGTATTGCTGCCAACGAGAGAAGTATAGTTTACCCCGCCCAGAGATACCGTCGCTCCGAATGGATAGCTATATGGAGAGCCGCCGTTCATCGCCGATGTGATAAATGGCGTTGGCGTGCCTTGCTGCAATTTTTGGATTGCAGTAGTTATATCATTTAAAATTTGATTATGCTGGCGTCGAGGAAAATCAAAGCCGCCGCTACCAACCGGAGTGCTGTAAAGAATCGCGTAGCCATTTTCATAGCTGACACTGCCATCAATCTGAGTGCCATCGGGAACGGCTGTTAAATCACCACCGACAGCAAAGGGAACATCAAAATAGCCGCTTATAGGCATAAAACACTACCCTGTATAAACAATTCCGTTATCAAAATTATAATTGAAAGAATTAAACCCAAAATACTCCGTAAGGTTATTAGTATAGGTGGATATTACACCAGCTGGGCGCGGTAGTATATCATAATTATCAAAAAGGTAAGTTAGGTCAGCTGATAGTGGAAATTCAAAGATATACTCTTGTGCCATGTGCCCTAAATCTAATAAATACGCCGTTCCCATATCACCAAAAAGATATTTTAGCATCCGATTTGTTTCCGGAACAGTGCCGCTGCTTGTTAACTGGAAATAGCGCAATTGCAATGCAATGCGCTGCGTTTCAACAGGCAGAACATGTGTTTCACCATTCCCTGTGGTTAATATACCGTTATCGAAATTTACGGATCCGGTTATCGAGCCGGAAAACCCGAATATCGGCGCGCCGGATGGTGGGGGAACATTCACATATAGCTGCAGCCCGAGTATTATTCCCCAGACGACAAGCCCAAACTGATCGGCGGTTTCAAGATTGAAAACATTATCGTACCAACTTGACCAGAATTCAGTCTGGTTAGCTTCATACCATGCGTTTTTTGCCTCGAGAAGCCCCTGCAAATTGACAGCATTATTGTACTGCCACAGAATAGCCTGAAGCAAATTTATTTCATAATCGAATTGCTGTATGGTTGTAGATGCCATTACGATGTCACTACCGTCACATAGGATGCCTGAGTATAGGCAATCTGGTTAAGGCCAATCGGGATAACTGCCGTTGAATAGCTCGACACAAGAGCCGTCTGCACAAGCTGCAGATTAATGCCTGGGTTTTCAGCTGCAACAGCCGCACCTATTTCGAAAGTTGAAACATCAGCGCCAACAACGAACCCTGGATAGACGCTGCTTACACCGTTTTGGTCGACTGTTCCCACAATGCCGTTAGCGTAATCAACAACTGACTGTACAACATTAGCCGAATTTCCGTTCGGGGTTGTAACCTTAACCAGAACTGGCACTTGAGTTGGTCGATCAAATTTAACCGTATAGGATTGACCGCTGGCTGGCTCTATTACAGCAACGCTAGTGCTGCCATTCCATCCGCAACCGGAGCTCTTATTTTCCAATAGAGCGGCTGCCACATCGGTATCGGATCCGCCATTAACGCAAACATAAATAGAATTCGCAATCATTGATATGCCGGAATTAGAGCCAAGTATATCCGCAGCCGCAGCCATGTAGGATTGCCGTGTCCACGCGCCGGACTCCGCTAAATATAATCCATTATTTACCGAGCTGGTTTGATTTTTTACCAGTACAATTTGGCCGGCGGTCAATGGGGCGGCCCAATCGCCGCCGCCTTGAGTGCCGAGACCTGAGAGGGTTATATTGGCTGTGGTTGAAAATGCTGCGGTCGGCCAAGGGTTAACGCTCGGAAGAGTTTGGAGGCTTTTTGCAAAGTCAATCGCATCTGTTCCAACCACAATCAGGTCATCGGTTCCGCTTCCGCTAGTCGTTGTCATGCCCCAAGTTTGCCCCGATAAAGTCGCGCCGCCAGTTATTGTCGTCAATAGCCCCATTGGAGCGGGGTTGACGTTTTCGAGAAAGGCCAAGCTGGTCACGCCTTCTGTCGCATATAGCGCGGAAGTAATGGCAACAGGCAATGCCACGCCTTGGAATCCAAGGGTATTTTGCCTTAATGCGCGCGCCTGTTGATCTGATTGCGTAACTTGACCTAAGGTCGTAGCGGATGACGGCGTGCTCGATGGATTATTAATTACAGTTTCCCAGCCCAAAACTCCGCTTATGACATTGGTCAAATCATTGGCAGCGCAAGGAATTGCTCCGTATTCGATAGATGCAAAATTAACCATCCCGTTACCGCCAGCGTCTAAAATTATTAACGATAACGATTGGAATACATCACCCTCAGATGTTGATGCCTGGCTGCCAGCAGGAATAATTGTTCCAGGCTGGCCAGCCATGGTCACGTTCGTTACTAGTGTTTGGCTCTGCGCTGCGCGCTGTATCCCGCTTAGCGCCATGATGCTATCGAGAAAATTCCCGCCAGCTATATTAGGATTGAGCATGTTCGCTACATTGGCGTTATTATTTACAACACCAGAGCGGGAAAGAGCCTCTGCAGTTATCAATACGCCCTGGGGCGTATCGGGCGTCAATATGATATCGGCGCCGAAAACGTCCTGATATTCGGTTTGAACGGTGCTTAATATGGTCGATGTATCCGGAACAATTGCTCCGGTTGAATCGATATAATTATAAATGCTGTCAACCATTGATGGATCCTTGAATGTTTACGGGGCCGTAAATACTATTAATTTCTGCGATATAATTCAAATCGCCATCGGTTTGCGTTAATGTTATGTTTTGAACCGTAGCAACGCCCTCGACGTTGAGCAATGTATTTTCCAGATAGCTCTGCCATATAGCATAATCAGGCACGCCAACCCATATAGCCTGAAAATTTGGAAGCCCTTGGCCGGTAATCAAGACGCATTCTCCAAGTTGGGTTTGGGCAGCGGTGTTGCATCCGGCAGCCACAGCATTAACGCCAGTAAGCATCGTCAGGCTGCCAGCTGAATTCAGGAATAGGTCATTATTGGAATTGAGGGCTAATGTCTGGGTCATAGCGGCCCTGGAGGGTTCGGGGCATTGCTGGCTGTGGCAACGCCGTTTGTATAAGACGTTATGAGGCTCGGCGTATAGACAACGCCAGTTCCATCAGCATCAAAAGAAACATTCGCGCCACTATGCAGGGAAAGCTTGGTAGATGCGCTGATATTTATATTGGGAGCGACCATATTGATGGTAGACGAGCCGTTAATATCCACCGTAGATGATGCGTTAATTGTGGCTGTTTCTGTATTTACGGTTACGGCGGTTGGCGCGTTAATAACTATAGCCGTTTCCGAAAGCGATATTTTTACTGTTCCAGCATAATTTTGTAGCACGCAGTTTGCCGCATCGCCGCCCGCTATTGTCACATTTGGCCATAAGGTTTGCGGATAAAATAGAGCGTCTTTGAAGCTGTGCTTGCGCTGAGTATTGGGCGGTGACATTTTCCCCGTTTGCATGAAAAGCGATATATCCCGATCGTTGGCCTTTATCCAGCCAATATCCCCAGGCTTAACGGGGAATCGCAAAATAAAGCCTCCGGCGCTAATTTGGTAAACCGGAACAGATGCCACCTGTGCTTTATTAACAATCTGGTTATCGGTAGTTACCGCAGCCACTAATGGCTGTACTTGCGCCATGTTGGTATCGAGATTGTATGCGATAACAATTGCCGGAAGACAATCATCAACCTTCTGAAGAAACTTATTCAGCACAAGGCGTATTACCCCACGAAGATTATGGCGGTCCGCCGGATTGCCTGATGGTGGGGAATTTTGAACCATTATCCTCCCGCCCCGCTATATATCCCGAGATTAGAGCAAACAAGTGTGTACCAGAAAGGCTGGTCGCGGCTGGCAATTTCATAATGAATTTGCATAATTTTATATTTTCCATTTGCCGCCGGATTTATCACGCTTTGAACCGTAACATTTCCGCCAATTTGTATCTTATTATTAAGCATCATCTTAACGATAATGCCCTGATCTGTCACCTGTGGAATTCCCACCATGCCTGTACCGGAATTTAGCATATAATTCGAATTTGCAACAGCCTTATCAGAATCAACCAGCGTAAGCGTGCCGTTATCAACGCACGCCTGTATACCGCCCATATTATTAAGCTCCTCGACGCCATCAAGCGGAGTGCCGGTATAAGAAAAGTTGCTTATCGTTTTGTCTGTAGCCTGATTATTTAGGAGCCATCCGCCATTTTTGGCTATGCCCTGGGCGATGCTGGAAATCGGCGCGCTGGCGGCAAACTGAACATTTTGGATGGATCCGGTTAGAAAATTATTAGCGAGACTTCTTAATACGATGCCTATGTCCGGTGGCTGCAGCACATCAGCCAGTATAACCTGTCCAGTGTAAAGCAAAAATAGCCCAGAGGATTTGCGCCCAGCCTTAAGCGTCATTGCCACAGGCGTTCGCGGCTGCTTTAGTGGCGAACTAAGTGTTATTATCTGCTGTCTCTGGGCTTGAGTAAGATTATAAATTCGGCACTCGCAGCTAGCGGAATTAGCGCTGAAGAATTTCTGGCCGCTGGCATATATGGCAAAGCCCTCAGAAAATGTTAGTGTTCCTGTTGGCAGCGCAATATCAAGCTCAATAAGGCGTCCATCAAAAGCGGATTGCGGAGGCGATGCTGCGCCAACTGGATTGACTGCATTTGATATTATGGATGACATTAAGCCTCCACATAACCTTGGGGTGAAAATCTCAAAGGAAGGGCTGCTATCGGGTTAAATGATGCTGCAGTTATGGGCGGCGGAGTTGGAGCGCGCAGCGCATTTAATTCTTCGGCGCTGATATATATTAGTGCCTGAGTTACGCCAAATTGGGTATAATAAGGCAGCAGAAAGTTTTGGGTAACAAAGAAGAAGTTTCCGCTTTCCTGATAAATAGATGGTATTATTAGCGCCCCAGCCGCGCAATGCGCGCTATCAACAATATCCGTCCCATTGAGCGATATGCTGGCAACGGTGGTATTGCTGACTGTTTTTAATAAAAATTCCCATGAATTCCCATCCAATATAACGGTAAAGGATTGATTCGGTAATTGCTGTACGGGCAAATTCATCATAGCGCTTTACCTGTGGCCAAAGCTGCATAGGTTGAAATGCCCGAGGCGCTGGCAAGGAGCTGAGTTCCCAGCGTTGCGCCCTGCTGAAGCCCAGCATCAACCGTATTGCTGTTGGTGGCATCGAGCGGCTGATAATTCAAAACGGTTCCGCCAACCTGTGTCCCGTTGCCAGGCACAACAAAAATCGATTGTTTTAGATGCAGTGCAATTGTTATCGCGTCGAACATATCCGGATCCTCTTCATGAGGCATATCGGCTATGACCATATCGCTAAAAACACCAACGCGCGTCTTGATGGCAAGCGGCGTGGCGTTGATAAAATTCTGCCTTATCTGGCTGTATGTGGCTGCGTAAAATTCAGAAGTGACCAGTAGCGGCAAGTCAATTTCAACTGGATTTATTATATGATGATCAGCTAGGACAGCCCCAGTTTCTACGGGATGCTCCATTATTTTTGAGGTTTCTCGGACAGTGGCCTTTAGTGGGCGCGCATTGACAAAAAGCTGGCCGATCGACGCGGTGGTATTTGTGGTACCGAGAATGGAATTAAGGATTGAAACACTTAAGCCGGAAAGCCCTGTGGAGGACGCCGCGCCGCCTTGTCCAGCGCCATTCGAATAAATGCCGACAACATCAACGTTGGGGCCAAGAGAAGCAAGTAACCCTAATCCCAGAGAAACATTTGATATTAATGATGCTGGCGTTGCCATTACCTGTCTATCCCATCATTGGAATCGCTATATAAATCATCAAGATGCCCTTTCAGCCCATCTGCAAATATCTGGTGAATTTGCGAGGCATCGGCGTTTTGGGCGTTGATTTCAATTTTATCTATCTTAACATTTAACGCAGCACCGCCGCCAGAATTTTGTGACGCCGTAGCGGAAAATTGCGATGCTAGCTGGTGGGCTATCTGCATGCGATGGGCAGGGTTCTCGCCCGATACCTCAAAATATCTATTTGTTATGGCCGCGGCTGATTCGGCGGATCCGGCTGTTCTAATGCGGGCGTCATCCCCGCGCTGGTGAAGCTCCCATGCAGCCGCTTGACGCTGCTCGTCAATCGAAGCGTTGGCCACATCAATACCAGTGCCAGCTAAAATCTGATATCGACGGCGGCTATCCCACTGGTAAAGCCCGTAATGGACGCCTTTGAGATAATTACGCGCATCAGCGCGCCCGCCGCTTTCCGCCTTTTCATTGGCCGCTAATCCGGCTGCCTGTGCCGGCGTATAGCTCTGGGATATCCAAAAATCCAAAGCGGATCCGCTTCTTCCGGATTTGGGCGGCGCTTTCGGCGCTGGGATTGGAGAATTTTCATCTCCCAATATCCAGCTATCGATTAAAGATGCCAAATGCGACTGCCTGGCTTCACTAGGATGGGCTATATCATGCTCAGCCGCCCCAATCTCCTTTGCCGCTAAGAAAGTTGCCAAAACCAACCTTCCCAGAGGAGTCCATGCAAGGATGCCGGCTGCTGCTGTTTCAGCAAAAAATGATTCGATGCCGCCTTTTTGCTTTTCCAGCCCTTTTATATAATCATCAAATTTAGCCAGCTCTTTGGAAACGGTTGGCAATACATCGGAGCCGAGATGCGTAAAGGCGCTAGTTAGCGAATGCAGCGCATCAGTGCGCGCGCCCTCGAATGTACGCGCGGCTTCATAATCCTCGCGCGTGGCTTTAGTTAACTTCTCCTGAAGATCGATGCTTTCTCTATATTTGGCGTTGCTTTGCTCAAGAAAGGCTATCGCCCCAGGGTCAGTTATGCCCCCCAATCCCAGAATCCGGCGCTGCTCCTGTTTTGGCAATCCAGCTATTTTCTCATGGTAATAATCGAATAAATCCGCCACCTTCGTAAATGCCACGCCATTCTGCGCTGCGGCGGCGGTCATGGAATTGATTGTGCTTAGAAACCCCTCCGAGCTTCCGCCGGCAGACTCAACGGCTGCGGAATAGGTGCGAAGTTCATCAACATTCTGCCCCGTTATTTTAGATTGAATTTCCAAACTAGAATTAAGGGCGGCTGCATTTAATATTCCAGATTTTAGGCCATTGAAAGAAGCAAAGGCAGTCAACGCAGCCAAGCCATTCTGTGCGAGACCAACGAAAGAATCGCTTATTTTATCTACTTCTTTTTGCTGATCTTTTAAGCCTTGAACGGCTTCCTTGCGGCGCTTTTGCAGCTCTTTATATTCTTTATTTTCTTCCTCTGAGCGCTTTTTGCCTTTTTTGGCCAGATCATCAAGCTGCTTATCCAGCCCAGCAATTTCTTTTTGAACTGAGGTGGGTATATCGGTCTTGAACAGCAAGTAAAATGTATCGAGAATGCTCATTTATTTCTAGCCTTTTTCCTTGCCTGTTCTGACGCCAACCATTCATTGTAGCGCGGGATTACGATACATTCCCACAAGATATAGGCATCCTCTATGGTGTAGATTGTCCTGAGTTCGTGGAGGCTTGCTTTTTCAGCTGCGATGATGGTCCCGAGGATTGGGTTAACATTTCTGAAATCTTCGCTATGTACTGATGAACGGTATTTTCGAAGAAACTTGAGATCGTCTCTTTTTGAAAAAAACCATTGTTGTACGCTACCTCCGCCTTGAGAAGCTGAATCAGCGCTTGCCAATCAGTTACATGGTTATCTATAAGCGCCAAGGTGATGAGAGGCTGTGGCTTGCCCTCAATGGAAACGGCAACATACTTCAATATTTTATACTGTAGCTCTTGGACGATTTCCCAATCAGCGATTTTAGGCAAAGCCGTTGCTACAATCGCCCCTGGGAAACGGGCTATAATTTCCAACCCATCCCATGCAGGGAATTTTGAAAGCAAAAATTTTTTATCCTTGCCGGAGCCATCCGTTATGGTCACTTCTTTTGGGTCGCGTAAATCCATGGATTAAACCGATCCAGTAGATGAGCTGAAGGAGAAGGTATAGGCTTTGGTTTTCATGCGGCCGGAGCTGGCAACGCCAGTGCCAAATGGCGCATCGGTGATAAAGCCCTGATTATTAGTGGTTACAGTGCCGTCCTGATAGGTAATAACAGCTGTAATTATATCGCGGGCATTAACGGAGCCTTGGCTTACACGATTTGCATTGGCTAAGATGGCCAGATTGATGTCGTCCTGAGAATTTGGGATGACATTAAGAACCATCGGATTCATTACGGCTTTGCTCCATTTTAGCCCATCGCCATTTAAGCCCATCCCTGTATCTGCGATTTTAATTGCGGCGATGTCCATAGGATCCGCATCATCGGCAAATTGGGTTATCGCCAGGCCGGCTGGGAAAGTTTTGGATGCCGTCAGGACTACAACGAGTCCATATCCGGTAATATCATTAACCATGAGGCAGCTCCTTAAATCAGAATGTTAGAACCCGTTATCGATTGCACCACATCGTCTTTGCTGTAAACCAGCGTGTAAACAGCGGTATAAACGGTGACACCATCCACAATGCTTGATTGGATAACTACATTGACCCAATAGCCGTTATTCTGCACTTGCTGCCATGCCGTTGGGCTGTTGGTAACTTCTCCAATGAAAGCAATCTGTGTGCTGTTTAAGGTTTTGCCAACAGAAATGGTTCCGTTGAATAATGCGACATTTATTACGCTTTGCAGCTGCGCGGTAATAAGGGCCACGCCCTTTAGATTCGCGGGAATCTGCGTAAGAGCCAAGAGCAAATTTAGCAGGGCAGCCGCCAGATTATCCTTAAACCAGATTTCATTAGCATAAAGATTCTGGAACTGCGGATCCGCAGCAAGCCCCATCATATAGCCATTCATGTAGAAAGATATGATCTGGCCAGCAGTTTGTGTGCTGCCATAGAAATTGATTCGCAACGCCGTATATGTGTTGTAACTCGCCTGATTGGCCACGGATGGAGTCAGGATGAATTCCTGATATTTATAATTCTGCACAGAATTCGGCCCGTTATAATCGGTAGCCGCGAAAATCATCATCGGTACCATTTCAGGGAATTCAATATCAGCCGCAGACCCAGGAGATTGCAACGTCACTGTTGTTCCGCCGATTTCAAGCAAGGCAGCTGACCAAGCGGAAGCATTAGCCGCAGTAACATTGACGGCATAAATAAACTGCACGTTTGGATTCAGACTGTTGTTCCAGTTTGCCACGGCTTCGGTATTTAAAAGCGTCAATGCTAAATCGAATGTCGTGCAAATCGAGCCAAAATTGTTGCTGATATTGACTAATTCAGCGAGATTTGCAGCAATAAGCTGTGCGGAAGTCCCGTTTGATAATATCGTGCCTGGGCTAAGCCATCCAAGCAAACTCGCCACATCATTAGAAACGCCGGCCGTAACAGATATTGTATCAGCGCCGGTTGCGCCGCTTACGAGGTTAAACGCGCCGCTTGTGTTGTCATAAGTTACTGTTGCACCTGTCCATGCGGCTCCGCCAGCTGAATAAGCATTAATTATGCCTGTCATGGTTGTGGCAACAGCCGCTAAGCTTCCGTCTGCTGAAAAATCAATTGTAGTAAAGGTATGCGAGAAGCCACCCATATTTATTGTTATCTCGCCAGCGCCGCTTATGGCATTTAACTGCGATAAAGAGCCGGACGGTTTAGCCCCAAAAATGAGGCTAGCAGTAGCGGCATCATTGTTCCAAAACCAGAAGCTAAGCAAGTTCGGAGTGGTAGCGGTTTTGCTCACCCACCCAAAATAGAAGAGCGCGCGCAAATATTCTTCGGATTCAAAGCCGAAATAAGTGCCAACGTCATCGGCATTTGTGAAAGAAATGATGTTTCCAGTAGGAACTAGGCTATTATTTGTAATAACCATGGCTCCATAATTGCGTGTAGGAACCTGATTTGCGCCACCAACGCCCGAGGTGATGTCGACAAAATTCAAAATAGGAATAGCCATTTTATGTCCTCCGAGGATGAAATTAAACTTACATTATCACAATCAAATTGATTGCACAATCTACACTTCGTATATAGCGATTTCCGTTGGCTGCAGAACAGGCGTAGTGGATGATATTGTCTGTTTATGCGTACAAACAAAATCAAAATTTGGATTGAATTCATTCCTATCCCTGTCATCGATAAGATTCGGATTTCTAACTCTAGTTATCCTCTCTATGCCCACGCCGCTGGCCTGAAATGTCTTTATAGCCACATCGCTCTGAAGGATGGAGGCACATAGATTGCAAATATCCGATGCCGTGTATTGACTTTGGTTTGCCGGATCCTGAGTGGCCAGCGTGCTCAGCTGAAAGGTTGTTTCATATTGCTGGGATTCAATATGATTAAATCGGGAATGAACCGGATCCCATATATCCTCCCGCAACAGTGAGCCATAGCGATAATCGTCTATTTTATAAATAAATGCCGTTGGCTGCGTATTAACGCCTTGCTGTGTTGGCTGGAAAGCTTGCGCTATAGGCGTGTTTTCGATTCCGGCAGTGGCTTCGCCGGAAATAAGAATTTGGATTATTAACGTGATTAGGGCGTTATCCAGCATAGTTATTCCCAAATATGTATAGCCTTGGCGCTCCCCAACCCATCAAAGAGCGCCAAGGCTATATATATCACGGAATTGGAACCTCCACAGCTAAAACCGCATCCCATCCATCAATCGCATCCCACGGGGTTTTCGATAGCGCCTGATATCGACGGCAATTAAGTATAAATTGGTCGCCAGCCACATCGCGGGTCACATCAAGAATATTACGCGAAACAAAAAACGTAAAATATTTTTTGTCGAAATCCAGCCCGTTTTTCTGATAGAGCTCGCGTGGCATCGGCTGGGCGCTCCCAGTGCAGCTGATTGGCGCTTTATACGATGTCAGATAAAGCCCGTTTGGCTGCAGCGTGCGTTTGTCATATGCTATATATTGGAATGGCTGGCGGGCTATAAGCCGAAGCGCCATATTCAAAACATTTTGTCCTGGGATCATGTTTTTTCTACCTTGTGTGTTAAGGTGGCAATAGCTTTTCCGCTATCGATAAGCGGCTTGGTCGACACATCGGGAGTTTTATAGCCTGGCGTGGTTACCTTCGTTGCCGCTTGTCCGACAGTTGCTCCGGTAACGCGCAGACTCGGATCCTTCTTTTTCATGGCGCGTAATTCAATGGTAATGGGCGACAGGCGCGGATCCAGAACTTTAAGGATGGTTTCCTTAACGTCATCTTCCGCCTTTTGTGTGAGCAACTCCATCGCATCCACGCCGCTTATGGCTCCGGCGACAACTTGTTTTGACGCAGCCAGAGCTGTTCGCGCCCATGGCTGCTTTTGCTCTGTCGCCGTGGGCCGAAAGAATGGCCGCGGAGGAGTTGAGCCATGCCCATGTTCATTTAGCGCCATCACGCCGGCAACCGGAACATCAGTCCCTTCATATTTGGAATCCTCAAACCAGCCAACCTTACCCTCGAGCCCGCGAAGCTGCTCAAGCCTATTGCTTAATGTCTGAAATGCAGATGGATTGCCGCGCTTTAGCTCCACATCAACCAACCCCACCGAACTGGAATCCGGCGCGTCCTGGGGGCGATGATGACGCATAGAAACCACCAACGCCAATTATTTGCAAAAGAGCAAGGAGCTGCTGTCCGTACGGGGTTGTTTGTAGCCAATATTGCCATTGATTTTTAACGGGCGGCGGCTCAATCGAAACAGTTATTTTATCGATTGTCGCCCCTGTTATGATCGACGGAACTTCGCCGGCCGCAATCAGGTCAGACAAATAAAGAAGATGCGCTGTCATCAAGTTGATGGCTTGCGTCTGCTGGGCAACGCTCATGCCAGTAAAGCGACCGCCATACCTATTGTTGATATAAAGAATGGCACTATTCCAGAACGTCTGGATTGTATTGGCCGGATAAGTTATAGGGCTGGCATAAGGGGCAAATAAAGCCCGAAAGCCAGCATCATTATAATTTATAGAGGGCATTTTACCCCTTGGCTTTTTTGGCAGCCTTTTCCGTTATTTTTTCAGCGCTTTCCGCACTCGCTTCTTTGCCGGTGGTGATTTTGACCATTTTTGGCGAAGAATTGTCGTTCGGATTCATGTCCTTTGCAACAACATCGGCATTTTTAGCCGTCTTGACTACGGTAATGAACCCAGCCTTTTTATGACGCTGAAATGATGGAAGCGACTCAAGATATTCCAAATCTTCATCGCTAACATGAGTGCCGACGCCAAGAGGAGTGATAAGTCCTTTTCCGCCACGAGTTGCGCCACCTTTGATAAGAACGGTTTTTTCAAGAATTGGCAAATCTCCACCGCCTTTGGTGTAATGGCCATATTTTGTGTCGTTCGTTATCGTAGAGTATACATGAGGCATGGGCTGACTCCCTGTTTAATGGTTAAAATCTTATATAGCCGGATAACTGAATCTTATATTATCCATTATATATTGTAGTAGCGAACAACGGCATACGGACGCTTACACATCACGCCAGCTGTTGAGTTGCTATAATCTTCTTCGTAGCCTTTAGCGAGCTTCTGTACGCCAACCAAGAAGAATTTCTGCGGAACGACCTGAATAAAGGTGCGCTTATCATCCGTAGAGGTATCGTCAATGGTATCAGCGAATGCAACAAACACGTTATCGCTGGCATTTGCAGCATTAAGCTGTGGCGCCGAAACAACGCGAATGGTATCGCCGAAGGTTTCTTTCAGCCAGCCCCAGACGCTCATTCCATAATTGGAAGTGACCGACAGGTAAATGACGGAAGCGGTGGCAATTGCCAACGTGATTTTAGTTTTGCCTGGCTCGATTGTGTCTTGCGACTGAGTCTGCAGAGCACCAAGGGCTGTGCGGATATCGGCGCAGATTTCAAGGAAGGTTTTCTGCGACCAATGGAAGCCGCCAACACCAGTTGCAACTTCGACATAAGCCGGAATGCTTGGGTCGTTGAGGAAGCCGTAGGTGCTGTTGTTGCCATTATTATAACCATAGAAGCAAACAGCATTGCGCTGCACTTCCAGATCGAGAGCGGCTGATTCGCGTTTGGTCTGGCCGCTGTTAACACGCTGGCGAGCCGCGCGAGCTTCTTCCAGTACGCCGACACGCATACCTTCTTCGAAGCGAATCACGGTGCGGGTATTATAATTGATGTTCCAGTTTGACAAAGGAACGTTCGTGGCATCGCCATAAGGAACGGCAGTACCAGTATTTTCCAATACTGGCATGACGATTTCTTCATCTTCCCATGAGCCAACAGTGCTAATACCAACGATTTCATCGCCCTTGCGTGCGGCGGTGAGAATCTTGACCATCCCAGGCAGCCATTCCTGCAAGAACTGAACCAACGTAGAAATGCTGGCAGTTGTCAAGGTCTGCTGAATGGTTGGGTAAGCATCCATGGCGAAAGCCGCATCCATCGCTGCAGCGCGCATATCAGCGATGGCGCGTGGCGTCCAACCAATGCCATGATCTTGAGCGACTTGTGTCAATTCAAAGTCGTCATAATCTTTGCCCATAACGAGGGGAGCAATTTCCCGAGCGTCAAGGCTATAGAGAATATTTGAAGCTTGTGGCATTGGTTTGTTCTCCCTAGTTACTAAATATCGTTGTTATTAATTGTCTTTAGTTTAGTTGGTCAGCTTGATAGAGGAAACGCCACCTGTGCTGCTTGCTCCATAAACACCAACCGTTGCTTTCGGTACCAAAATGTTTGAAGGGCCAGTTACAGCAATCGGATTCGCTGTGGTCTGGCTGTTGTTTACCGTGTAAGTTCCGGTTCCGCCTGTACCACTTCCGAAAGCAGTTATAACGGTATTTGGAAGAACACCAGTGCCAAACACTTCCTGACCAATCTGAATTTCACCAGATGTTAATGTGGTGATTGTCAGCGTTGTACCTATGATATGGGCGTTAGAAGCCGCAAAAGCAGTGGCCGGAACATTCGGAGCAGTCATTGCTTCGCTGCCAACAGTCTGCTCATTAATCGTGGAAAGATTATAAGTTCCGGTATCACCTGTGCCAGTGCCGAGTGAGGAAATATATGTTCCGCCGGCAACACCAGCCCCAGTTATCACTTGGCCAACAGCAAGCTGGCCAACAGCTACAGATGATACGGTCATAACATCATTTACACCGGCGCTTCCACCGGCGGCAATTGAAGCGGTAAACTGGGTAATTGGCGCGATGCTGTTTAGATTGCCAGTGAGTGGATCGTAGGTAACTAAATCACCTTCATTTGCCGGTCCAGGCAGATTGACAAAGCATTCGCCCATGGTCATCAGCTCAACCTGAGTGTTGTCAGGAACAACAAGAGTTGGGGCAAGAGGGCCAGCGGCTACAGTGCCAACTGCAGCATAATTTTTTGGATTGATGAGAATGCCGCCGAACACCCCAGTTCCACCCACCTGTGCAGTGCCGGAAACTGAGCTGTTGCCAACTGGATCCGGATTAGCGTTTCCAGTAAGCGTGAACACATTGCCGACCAGCTGCGGAGTGCCGCTGGAATTAGCAATGTATGATTTTGCGCGGATAGGACCGTCAAAAGAAATTTCGCCAGGGACGCCCAATGCGGTAAAGATATTTACTGTTTTCTGAAAGCCCATTTTAGTCACTCCCTGTTAATTAATACTATGCTTATGCCCTAGTAATTATCGTTATTATGCCTGTGATGCCTTGCGCTCTGCGTACTTGCCTTTGCGTCCACCGGTGCTTACAGCGCTATCTAAGCTGAAGCCGACTGTCGCTGGCTTGCGGTCATGCAAGAAGCCAGTTAACACTGCGGTTTCCTGACCTTTGGCGCATTTAATGCCAAGCTTGGAAACGCCGTAGGCAGCAACTTCTGATGTGTTCATTTCCGAATGGTCGAACACACCAACGAACTGAGAAAGCTTGCTGGCGAGCTGGTCACGCGCTGCGGCTTCTCGCATGATGGTTTTGAAGCCATCTTTTTCAAAGGTGCTGACGCGACTATCAAGACCTTTAATCGCCGAATCCATGGCGTCTTTTTTGTCATCTTCGTCTTTGGCATCCTTTTTCATATCGTCTTCCTCATCTTGGACGCCTTTGCCAGTGCCGGTTTTGGCGGGCGTTGTGGTTGGCTTGAAATCAGCGTTATCAGCTGCCGGATCCGTTGCTTCGGCGGTCTTTTCGCCATCTTCGCCGCCCTTGCCATGCTTCTCGATGAGCTTATTCATCTTTGCAATGGTAGGCATAATTTTTTGCATCATGGCATGAGCTTCTGCCATGGACATTTCTTTGTCGCCGCCTTCTTCGCCTTCGCCAGCGGGCTTGCCTTCTTTACCTTCGTCATTGTCTTTGACAGCCTTGTCTTTAGCTTCCTGATCGCCTTTAGCAGAGTTTTCGCCGCCTTTGTCGTCTTTTCCGTAAGCCATTTTCTTTAACTCCTCGCTGTCCAGTGCCAAATCGAAATGATCAAACACCATGTGGTTATCTAAAACTGCTACATCATTTCGCCCTCTATCCACAAGAGCTAAATGATTGCCCCTTAATTTTGTTTGGACATATTCATAGAACTGGCCATCGAATGTTCCGGACTGTTTTACGAACTTGCACCAATATCCTAAACTAAGTTCTCGCTTACCCATTCTTATCATATTCAAAAGTGTTTGGCTAAATATTTTTAGTGTTGCGTACAAAACGCCATTTTTGAAAACGATGTTTTCTCCTGTAGCACCTTGAATTCCCTTCGCTTCCGGTGGTAAAAGTTTTTTCTCTTCTGCTCCAAGCATATCGTGCTCATCGACAAAGGGTAGCAACTTGAAACTCTCAATCGCTTCTGCATCTTCAATTTCTGACGCCGGCCGCAACACATAATAAATTTTATCGGGGATACATTCCTTGCTGATACTTTTTCCCAGATATGGGAAAATACCCGAGCGCGATATAGGATTATTTTCAATCGTGATGTAGCCGTTCTGGTCTTCCATGCGTGCGCTTGGAAAATCATCCATGCTGGATGACCGCTCCATAAATTCTGGCTTTCTGAATGTCGCTGAAACACCTGGGTGCAAAGGAATAGGCAAGCTATCGAGCTTTGCCCACATGTAGGCGCTGTGCTCGTTATTCAGGACGGGGCTAATAGGGATTTCATCGCATAAATAGGTAGTGAATTCCACATTTGGATTCTCACTGTAATCGATTTGCTGTATGTCGCCGGATGGCGCATAGCCGATTTCTTCCTGTGATTCGCGGCGTGCGGCTTGCTCCGGTGTTTCGCCATCTTCAATCTTTCCGCCAGGGAGCGCCCACATTTCTCCGGCATCGCGCCGCTTGAGTAAAAGAACCGAATCCTTATTGCGGTAAACTATACCGGATGCGCGGATAGCGGAATCTTTGCCCGTGGCCTCGTACGCAATAGCCACGGCTTGCTTGATGGGCTTGCCAGCTGCGCGCTCGGCTTCTATGTCATTCTTAAACGCAGCTTCGGTATTGGCGTGCTCAAGAGGCATAAATTATTTCTTATCTTTTTCAATCGCACCTTCAATGACTTTTGTTCCAACATTTATCAGCTTTGTTAAAGCGATAATTAAGAGCTTTAATTCACCTTCCATATCATCCCTCCCCAAACTTAATAACTGGAACTGCCATGCATCTGCAATTTATCAGCTGCCCTGGCAAACCTTTTTCCCCTGTCATCTTATCAATAACGGGAGGGTTTGTATATTCAAATATTTTGCCATTAAGTTCGTGGAGGTGAAAATCTCGCGGGCGATTGCTGGGAACGTGACGCCATTCGAATTCCTTTATGCCAAGCCTACGCACGCGCTCATTGCTCATGCCTTGGAATGCTTTGCGGGTCTGATCAAGCGCTATGGTCTTCGCTCGCCCGTATGTTATGCCTTTGTGCTTCAATAGATATTTTACTAAATCTGGTTCGCCAGTACCGCCAACAATGGAACGCATGACCGCCTGTTGAACGCCTGTCAAATATTGCTGGGGAATGGATTTGATCAGCGATACATTTTCAACCACAGTGGCCTTGATAATATCATTTAATGGTCCATCAATATTGGCTGTCGATAATGATAAGCCACCAGAAAGCTTCTGGACGCTCATGTGAACGGATTTACTGCTCGCTGCATCGGTCTGACGTGCGAATGATTCGGCAATTTCTTGTGCATTGCGGGCAAATAACGCTTCATATTTTTTCTTGAGCGCGTTGGTAACGATGCGCGCTTGCGATGATATGCTTGGGTCGGCGTCAAGGGCTGCGGCGTCTTCGGCAAAATATATCTCAGCAGCCTCTCCGGCATATAAACGCTTAAGCTGACGCTCAACGTCTTCCGTCATGCGCCGAATAAGACTTTCAAGCTTCTCATGATAACGGGAAGCTACAGCCATATTCGGCGCGAGGGCGGTTCCCCGCAGAAAATCAGGCTTAAAACGATTAACCCACTTTTGCTTGCGAACCGTCAGCAGATTGGCCATCAGCTTCACTTTCTGTTTTAGCTTTAGCTTCTTCCTCTGCACGCTTGGCGTTTTCATCGCCTTTGGCAGCGGCTTCTTTTTGAGCGGTATAGAAACCATCAAGCATCTGGTAAAGCTGCCCCATCGTCTTATAATCAAAGACCAGAACGGCGCGCGTATACGGCGTGCCGCCATGCGCTATTTCCATCGCAGCCAAGCGACAATAATTAGGCGTCAAGGCTAGCTGGAAGCTATTAACAAGCGTGGCTGGCATGTTGAATGCAAAATCATCGGGCGCTTTTTTCAATTCAGCCGCCTTTTTAGTGGTTTCAGTTCCGAGCGCGGCGGCTATGGCTGATGGTGGAACTTGCTGTCCTTTTAGGTTGTTCTTCATGGGTTAGATTCCTTCTCTTGGGTTGATTTACCTCTATTGCTTTGATTGACAGGCTGCTCAAGAGCGGCTTCAGCTTCTTGCTGGGCTTCTCTATCGCCTGGACCATCCGGCACAATCGCGGCAATGCCATTATAATCGGAATCAGGATCCGCCACAATGCGCTGCCTTGAATCTGTGCCGTCGATCGAGCCGCCTTGGATGAGAGCCATATCCCGTTGGGCTTTAAGCAGCTGGATTTCTGCTTGCTCTTTATCTGTTGGCGTATCGGTCGGTTTCCAAGCTACCTCAGTTTCAAAAAATGGTATAGAGAATTTTTTCATCACCTCGGATTTAATTAGAAGCGCATGATGGCGATTGACCAGCGGAGACAAATCATTTTCTTGAATAGATTCAAGGAATTCATGATAAGAGCTTTCTTCATATTCGCCAGATGCCCCGAATCCTTTAGGTGATGTGCCTAGCAATTTAGTTGCTGGAACTTCGGCGGCTGCAGCGACCAGCTGGTACTGTGTCATAATGACGGCGTCGAGGTCATTTAATGATGTGTCTTTTTGGTCGAGCTCTTCATTCTCGCCGATGATTTTTATGCCGAAGTTATTCATCAGCGCTGACCAGAATGTCATCTTCTCAATAAATTGCGGCCCATTGGCCTCCGCTTCGGTAATATCGGTTTTTAACGAAATTAAGCGCTTGGTCATTGCCAGCATTGGGGCTTCGTTCGCGGTGCGCTCTGCAGCAAATACGCGCTCGGCAATCTTTTGTGGTGTTGGAATGCCGCCATAAAAATATGTCGGCTTAAGTATGTCCGGCAGATCATCGCCATTGCGCCCGATAATCAAATGGGTGCGATGCACGCGCTTGCCATTGATCCGCCACCATGTTGGCTCGTAAAAGTGTTTGCTGGCAGGGTTGGCGGCTGCGTTAGCGTCAAGCTCTGGCGTTATCCAGTATGGATCCACCTGGCTTATGCCGCGATAGCTACCCTCGACCACGCCATCAATATTAAATGGCAGTTCATAATATAGCGGATCCGTGGAATCAACCTCAAACAAGGCAATTCGGATGCCGAACTTACGCTCCATGGTTACAAATTCAGCGCAATTTTCTTTAAGCTTAAATGCTTTATCGCGCTTGCGTATATAATCCAAAACTGCTGGTTTGATTTCTGAGCCATCATTGATGGTGACATCATAGCCATGGCGGACAGCATCGCGTGCCGGCATAGCGCATGCTTTATTAATCAGCCAATTTTGCGATAATATTGCAGCGGTTTGATACCCGATAAAGGATTGATTCGCATACCATATCATCTGCGCCGGCGCTATATCCCCGCCATAGGAATTTTGGAGTTTGACCAGCTGCAAATCAGGATACGCCTCATCCATAACCGAGGTCGTGCCGTCATCATTTTGGATTATGGTTTTCTGGTGGGTGAAATCTTCTTTCTTTTTACCGCGCTGGATGTTGCGGTCCAGAGATTCAACGACTTTTTGGCGCTCATGCTCCGTGAATCCGCGCCCTAAATCACTATGCGTGCTGAATATCCCACCAGCCCTTTTTTCAGGAATAACGGTAACGGCTTTAGTTTTTTTTCTGAATAGGGACATTGTTCCACCATATTATAAAAGGCTGTTAATATCAAGGCTTCCAGCTTGAGCTGAAAAAACCTAACGGCTTCGCGGCTATCATAGTCATAATGGCATCACATAGTGGGTCAATCTGGTCATCAAAGGCATGGCTGTCATCGGAAGTGAAAGCCTCGCACTCGTTGATAAATTCGCTATTAAACGGCATCCCATCCATCAGAACAACATGGCCGGATTCTATATGCCCGATGACATCCATGACGCGCGTCAACTTGTCCTTCTGGGCAAGAGCGCCGCGAACCATTGGCATAATCGGGATGGAATTGCTGCGCTTTATATCCTGAATCAAGCCAGTGCCGCTCGACTTATCTTCAACAAAGAATTTTCGCAACTCTCCCATCTCTTTCACGGCTTTATTTTTATTCCAGAAATCTATCGCTTGCCGTTTTAGCTCGGGCGCTTCCCATTTGCCGCGAATAAGATCGAGCAAATATAGCTTGCCATCATCGCCTTTGCCCCAGCATTCAAAAACACTATAATCGTTGCGCTCGGCGGTTTTCTGAGCGGTATCGGCGAATATATTGCGATAGACTATTTTCGGTGCCACGCTGGCGCGTCCAAACCATTCACCTCTGATAATATTACCGCCCAGCGCTTTTGGATTCTGCATATATTGGGCAGCAAACACATATTTGCTAACTTTATTGCCCTCAGCATCCTCGCCATTGCCGCGCTCCATTTCAAGCATATCCTCGAGCGGTTCTTTATATGGCCAATAAGAAAAACGCCCCTTATCATCCTGAGGTTGGCAAATAACCATCTCCTGAAGCTCGGGCGGCAGTGTTTTAACGTATTCCTCATCAATCAATGCGGGGATGGTGACAAACTCCCATTTGCCTGGGAAGTTTTTACCCTTGATAAAGGCTGTTGGATCCTTCTCGCCAATGCGCTGCATGATCAGGATAACTGGCGTTGAGGGATTTGCCTTTCGCGATTTGACGGTGCTGATCAGCTGACGGTTGGCATTCTTAATGGCCGCGGCACTATAGGCTTCATCAGCCTTGACCAAATCATCAAGGATTATTGCGCCCTGAAACCCTTCTGCCATATTGCCGGCGCGGAAGCCGGTGATCTGGCCGCCAAGAGATACCGCATAAACGCCGCCGGCCTTCTTGCCATCGATGAGCACGTTCCAACGCTTCTTAGCCTTGGCATCATTGGCGATGATCAGCGACCACATAGCTTGGTATTCATCGCTGCTTATGATATCGCGGGCGCTCTGGGAATTGAGCAGCACAAGATCATCGCCGGAGCTAATATGCAGAAAGCGGGCCCGCGGGTTCAACGCGAGTCCACGCGCGATGAAATTGATCACCGCCATTTCGGTTTTTGAGCTGCCAGGCGGCACGTTGATCACAAGATTCTGGCATTCGCCACGAATGACGCGCTCGAGCGCATGCGCGATAATGATGTGATGCCAGTTAACAATGAATTTAATGTTCTGGCGATGCTTAAAGAAATAGCGAGTAAAAAATAAATGGCTGGCCTCGCAGCGCAGCTTTATTATTTCCTTGCGCGCATCAGCCGGTTGAACTTTATGAGCAGCCTTGGCATTAGAATTCATTCTCGATTTTTTCTAATTCTTGCCTGATAAAGTCGGGCGTTAAATTGACATTTTGGACATTGGCGGGAAGCGGATTCTCGGGGTCGCTGCCCATCAATGTAGTCTTTGTCCAGCCAGCACGCCGCTCGAGGAAGAATGTTATCGCCGGCACGTTCATGAGGTTGATTGCTTGCAATAACTTGGCTGCGACAGCCGCTATTCCTGTGGCCAGCCCCTTCATCATAGCCGCCTCGAATCTAGGGTCGTCTATCTGTCTGCGATATAACGTTACTGGCGACATGCCAATGCAGCGCGCAACCTCATCTTTGGTCAGCCCGCGAGCGGCATAAGCCTCGACCTTGTCGTAATCAATTACGAGCTTTGGTCTTCCTGGCTTTCGTTTCGGTTTTACCTTCTGTGTTTTCTTTGCCATTTTCCAGTACCGCTTTCTTGCCTGTAAAGTTTTCCCAGCGCTTGACCGCGACGTCAACATAAGCAGGGCTGATTTCCATAGCATAGCATATCCGGCCTAGCATTTCAGCCGCTATAATGGTCGTGCCGGATCCGCTGAATGGTTCAAAAATCAACTGGCCAGGTGACGACGATATCATCATCATGTTTTGGATTAGCTTGATCGGCTTTATAGTTGGATGACCATCTTCTTTCTCGCGCGCATATTCTAAGCATTTAGAATAGTTGGCATCTTTGACTGCATTATTCCATTTTGCAGATTTGCGAAAAAATAAAATATATTCAACATCTGGTCGATGCTGCCCTCCCAAGGGAATGGCATTCGGTTTCTTCCAAAATAAAATATTGAAATTGTAACCAGCCTCTACAGCCCATTTGAGATAATTAGGCACTAAGTCTTTGTTGCAAAATACATAAGAATTCATAATGCCTTTATCAAAAATAGTGGGCAGCATGGCAAGAAATTGTTCAGGTTCAAAATCACATAAGTGTTTAATCGCTTCGCCCAGCTTCGCGGCAGCGCGGCCTATCGGTTGTTTACTCCCACCCTCTGCAGCCATATTATATGGCGGGTCTGTTATGCAAAGCTGGGCTATACCTCCATTTAATAATAAATCTAGTTGAGTTTGCGAAGAACTATCGCCACACATAAGTCGATGCCCCCCTATCTGCCATATATCGCCCGTTTTCGTAATTGGCTCTTCCGGTAATTCCGGTACCGCATCTGGATCCGTAAGCCCCTCTGTGCCGCCAGCATCAAGCAGCTTTGCTATTTCGTCCTCATCAAATCCCGTTAGCTCGAGATTATAGCCATCATCCATGAGCGCTTGCATCTCAAGCTTAAGCATATCGGCATCCCATCCAGCGGATAGCGCAAGCCGATTATCAGCCAGCACAAGGGCTTTGCGCTGAATTTCCGTCAAGCCGCTGATGACCATACACGGCACTTCTTTGAGCCGCAGCTTTCTCGCCGCGAGGACGCGCCCATGGCCGGCGATTAAAACATTATCATCGCCGATTAACACGGGATTTGTGAAGCCGAATTCTTGTATTGAAGCGGCTATCTGGGCAATCTGCGCTTCGGAATGGGTGCGGGAATTATTAACATACGGCACGAGCTCATCGAGCTTTTTAGACTTAAATTTAATAGGTGAAGCCATGGGTTCTCCTTGAAGATATATCAAAACTATCAATATTCCTCAAAATAACACTATAGCAATTAAAATGCTATTGCTAAAACTCAGTCAGTCTCAGTCAGTCTCAGTCAGTGACAACATATTGATATTTAATAAAATGACCGAGATGACTGAGTATTTAGCTAAAAGAGTCTAAAAATCCCCAAAACACAAAAAACGGCACAATGTCCTGTTTTGGGTAATATAGGAAGTTCCGGTCAGTCTCAGTCAGTGCGTATATAATATTAATATAAAATAAAAACTTAAGGCTGACTGAGTCGCCTTATTTCACATATTAAAAATGTATAATAGAAAAATGGGGAAATTAGAAATCCAGCGGCGTACTATTATTGACGCCATTATAAATATATTTGCCAATATTGAACAGGCGGCTGCCAAATCGGTCACGGCGCATAGGAACGCCACGAGCGCGGAGATAGTTGGCGATGATACGGGTTTCGCGCTGGCTAATGTTTTTAAGGCCTATGCCTTCGGCTATCTGGGTTGATGTATTCCATTCGGTGGAGCGCCTGTTGTCGATATCGTATTTGGCATTTATCATTTCATGTAGCGGCTCGATTTGCTGATGCTCTTTATTGATACGCGCAACATGGGCGCTTTCATCCGGTAACAGCTTCCAGTTTTCGCTATGGGTTTCAATAAGGTCTAAAACTTCCGCCCAAAGCTGCTGCATATCGATATCGTGATAGCTGTCGATAGCCGTACATGGGATTGTCCAGAAGCGGCGATTACCAGCTGTATCCTGTAAATAAAAATCTTGATCAACGCTGGCAATGAGTCCGGTTCGGCGGGGATATTTCTTGTCGCCAACACCATACGGTCGGCGCATAGTGTCGTGGTCACGGGTAATAAAGGTTTTTACAGCTTGTAAATCCGCGCGGTTAAATGTGGCGCCAATTTCGCCGAGTTCGCATATCCAATAGCTGATGACCTGGCTTACGGTATCTTTATCCTTCGGATCCACCATGGCATCGGTGCGTATAAGTTCCGATCTGATATTCTTGGGCAAAAGCTTTTTGACCCACCATGTTTTGCCTAAATTCTGTGGCCCCTGCAGCACAAGGCATCCGGCGGAGTCAATGCCATTATATAGCGCCATGCACATTGCTGTGATGAGCCAGCGGCGGATTAAAAGTTCTTTTGCTTCATGCTCTGGGCTAGTGATGGTGTCATAAAATTCCGGCAAGCGGCTGACCTTATCCCATGGGCGGCTGCGAACCCAATTCAGGACGGGATTGTATTGGTTTTCATCGGCAATACGCATGAGATACATAGTGTGGCCATCAGTCGGCAACTTCCATTCCTTCATATAGCTGTAAATGACAGCCAGTGCGGATTCTTCGGCATTTTCGATGCTGAATACTTCGTTCGGTATCACATGCTCAACGCGCTTCGAAATTACATTGTATCGGCACTGGATATTATAATAACTTAGCAAATCCCGCATGTTTTGCAGCGTGGCCAGTGCGCGGTTATTGTTTACCGGATCCATGTGCGTCAACAACAGGGCTATGCGCTCGGCACTGATTTGCGGCTGGGTATTTTTTACCTGAAGTTCATTATCTTTGCCTTCTTGTAAAAATTGCTCGGTTGGGAAATTATCGGGCGCATCGCCCAAGTCCCAGCCTTCCTCGACGCCATCCGGCAGCTTGACGATATGCAAATCTGGCAGCATCTTTTTAATTCCGGTTGCCGCGATATTCCCAGGCTGGTCGGCATCCGGCCATATCCATGTATAGCGGCTCTTGAGCGGCGTCCAATCGGTTCCCTTAATGGCTTCAGCGCCACCGCACCAGCCAACAACAACCCAATCCGGCAAGAGCAGCTGAGCCCGTTCTGCTTTCTTTTCACCCTCGACAATGAGCACCTTGGCATCTGGACGCGCGAGGAGAGCGGGGAGTCTGTAGATTGGCGAAGCGCATGGCCATTTCTTCCATTTCCATATACATGTACCATCACCGCGCTTCCAGAATGTGCGGGGAATGAATTGCTTTTTCTCATTTGGATTCGGTGGAGGGAAGCGGCATATATAGCCAACGATTTTCCCATCCATACCGCGATATTCATAGACCGCTTCCGGCTTGCCAAATTTGGAATGGGCTGGGATTGGCGGGGATTCAACGCCGCCGAGATAAGTATCCTCCGCCAGAGTGTCTTTTGAGGTGCTGAAATGCTTGGCGGCTTCGGATTGCTTTACGTCATGGATGGCAGCATATAGGCTGATTAGGTCAGCTGAGCCTTTGCCGCTGGCAAAATCGCGCCATATTCCGGTGTCTATATTGATGCTCAAGGAATGGCCAGCTTCGCCTTGTAAACTGCCAACCACGAATTCTCTCCCCTTTAATTTTCCCTGCGGAAACCACTCGCTTAAATAGCGCGGCGCATCAGCCAATAGGCGGTCAGCAATTGCCTTGAAGTTTATCGCCATGCAATAATCCCTGTTCTTGGTGGTCGACGCAACGGGAAACGGGCGTTAAGGCGCTCGCTTTATACCGTTGCGCCTCCCGTAATTATAGATAAATCAAGCGAAATATAGGGGAAAATCATAAAAAGCTATCCTTAACTAGCTATATCAGCTTTATAAGTTCTTTATATCTTTGGCAAGCAAAAAGATTGCTAAAATATATTCAAAATAGCTGTTGCAATTAGCAATTAGATTGCTATTGTGGATTCACAAAATATTTATTTTTATAACTACAAAGCAAAGGAAATAATAATGTTGAAATGGATCAAAGACGAAAATGGAATCGAATGGGCTATTGACGACAAAGGAAACAAATGCAGTGAAAGTTATTTCGGCACAAAAGAGCTTGCAGAAAAAGCTTTAAAAAGTTTAAAAAACTGTGAAAATTGTATCAATTGCTCGCATTGCTCGCATTGCTCGCGTTGCTCGGGTTGCTCGGATTGCTCGGATTGCT